GTCGGATTTGGTCTCATCGCTGGGTTCGATGTAATAGCGGCCAGAAAGTGGTTTGGGCATGTCCCAGTGAGCTGACTGCCATGCAGAGGTCGTGCGGGCTGAGTCGCTGTGGGCAAAACCCGCTTTGAGGCCGGCGTCTGTTTCAGGTGGGTTGTCCGCAGGGTCCATTTCGAACCAGCCAAGCATTTCGCCGGCTATAGACGTTGACTGGGCCTCGCTGTAGTGGATGCGGAGGGATTTGAAAGTATATCGGTCAAACGTTGAAGCAAGGCGACGGACTCGCTCGCCACCGAGGAGGCTGGGATTGACAACGATGGTTGCGAGGGATAGTCCTGCGTGAGCGGGGCTGGGGGTGGATACGACCTGAAGTCGGTCCTTTCCGCGAATGATGCAGTTGTTGGAGTTGGAGGCATAGCGAAAGGAGGCGACATGTTTGTCGCGGCCGAATGCCACGGGGGCGGAGGCCTTTCGTCGGGTAAGCGTATGCGTGGGGGCGTGGCGGCGCGCGACCGTGTGGGGCTTGGCATGCGGTCGTCGGCGAACAGGTCTTGTCGTCTTGGGGCGGCGGATGGGCTGCCGTGGTGGCGCTTGATGTTTTGGTGCGCTTGACGACACAGGGCGAGGTGCTTCTCGCACAGGCTGAGGTGGTCCTCGAGCTGGTTGAGCTCGTGGGCGATGTTGATGGACATTCTTTTTCATGTGACTAGCTCCAGGGATGAGGTTGGCGTAGTCGTAGAGAACGATGTCCTTGATGAATTCGGGGGGTTCAGTGGGTAATACCGCGGTGGCAGTATCAGAGATGACCTTAACGAGGCTTCGAAAACCGCGTGTAAGGAATGAAACTTCGCTGGGATCTTCTGAAGGATCCGTGGTTTCGTATGCTTTTAAGTGCAGGGTGGATCCACACCGTACGATGCCGGGGATCACCCCCGCGGCAGGGGCGTCAGAGTCGACGTGAAGCATGCGTTGTTTTGGGGCGTGGAGCCCACTGAGTTGAGGGGCGATGAAGCCAGGTGGGTTGACACCAGTGAAAAGCGCGCGAATGCGTAGGTGAGACATCTTAGGAGCATTGAGATAATCACAGAAGCCCATAAAATGGCGGTACCAACGGGGGTTGCCATAGGACATGAAAGCAATGCTCATGGCACGCTGTTGGGTTGTAAGGTCATTCTCTGACCTAATCGAAAGACTAACGTGTGCTTTGTCACCGTCATTCATCGGGACGTAACGGGGTTGGATGGCAGTTGAGAAGGGGTCGCGTGTCCAAGTCATGTTCAACCAGGTATGATGCTCGATGGTGTCGATGGGTGCAGCCGCATAGGTGAGACCAAAGGCGTGGTAGTTGCAATATGCGAACCGCTCAAAGTCGAGCAAGCGACGCATCACGGTGATGTTATCATCACCGAGTTGGAAGCTGCTATAATCTTTGAGCAGATCAGCCACGGTGTCATAGTCATGTTGGTTCAGTATGCCATAGATAGTTGAGGCACTGTTCCACATGGTGTTGAGTATGGAGGTGAGGGCATTACCAGAGCCATTTTTCCCATGCTTGAGATGGAGAAAGCCATCATGAGTGACTATCCAACCAGAATTGAGGGTGGACATGCAATTGACAAAGCGCTTACGATCATCACCCATTAGTTGGCATATATCAGCGACAACATCCGTAAGAGCACACAAGACGGGGTGACTGAGAGTGATTTCCCACGCATCGCCGTCAAGGCTGATGCAAGGGTGATCGCCAGCGAGTTCTTTCATCTTGTGGTAAGTGCCATAAAAGGGCCCATTACCAAGGAAACACATGCTGCGACCAACAAGGTTGCGAAAGCTGTTATTCACGAGTTGTTCCATGAAATCGCCAGTCAGGCGCTTGATGGCAACAACACGGAGGATGCTGTCACAAAAAACGACACGGGCCTTGCCGGCTTTCTCGACCGGTCGAATTTCACCGTGTTTGGCATTCTCTGTGAGAAGTTCGTGTTGGGGATTGGTCAAGAGGCTTTGCCAGTAGGATTCCATCAACACAGGAAACTCAGGAGAGGTAACAAAGTGCTGCTTATTGTGGTAACGCAAGTCATACGGGTAACCACAGCTGGAGGTTGGAATAAGGTCTGATACAGCGCGCTCAAGATCCCAGACTTTGGGCGTGTAGCGTATGCAGGACCGGTACATGTCGGCCACGAAGCCAATGCTTTTGTTCCAAATGTTGAGGTCGGGGTTGAAATGCGAGTCGACACGGAACTTGTCAGACGAGACGCGAAGGTTCTCGGCTGTGGCAACGACAGGAGCGAATTCACGAGTAATCTGGGGAATGGGATTCGTAGAGCAATAATCCAAATATTTAGGACACAAGCCGGGAACCTTCTTGGTCTGGTCGTGACGCTTGACGGTGCCACGGCGGGTGAGACGGGCCCATTTGTTGAGCCAAGTAAGCTCGGGCAACCGAGATTGGCGTTGGTGCCAATAAGGACAGTCAACGTAATTGGGCTCACCAGGACGAGGGTAAACACCAACGAGTTGGGCACTGTTACGTATGACGGTATTGTGGGTGTACTTGCAATCTACGCCGGCTTTACACTTAGCAAGCTGGTGGAACCTGCAAACGGGTGCTGACTCACGTGTCGGGGAAAGATACTGGATGATGACGTCTGAAGGTATCATGACGTTGCGGCGGCTACCGACGTGGGTGCAAGTGTGGATGCCGAAAACGAAGGTGGTGCCCTGTTTCATGATGGGAGTGCCGCTGTCGCCGAAATTGGTGTTGATCGTGTGCTGGACGACATCACCAGGATGTACTAAAGTGTCTTCACTGGCAACGCGGCCGGGGCCAAGAGTGCCAACAGAGGCACGGGTCATTTGGCATTGAAGTTCACCTAAACCACGAGTGTAGGCATAAACGGAACCACCGTCTTCATGGTTGGTGAGTTTGAGCGGCTTGCACCCAGTGAGGGCATGTGCTGGAACCTTGAGGGTAGCAAGGTCATAAGTGTCACTCACTGTGTCAAGCTTGGCTGTGACAAGGAATAAGCCGGTGGTGGTGTAGAGATGAACGTCAGAACCGATAGGTATTGTGCTCGAATCAGTTGTGGATTGAATGTCATTCATGACAACGTGTTTTGGAAGAATCACGTGCACACCATGAGGGCTGCGAACAAAGCTAGCGACGCCTGTCTGCTTTGAGGGGGTGACGGCAAAGAAAACGGACTTAAGTGCTTCGAGAGTGGCGCCTGTATGGGTGGCGCTGAGGAGAGCTTCGCGCTTAGCACGAGGTCCGTAACGAACACTGGCGCTCTTGCCTAGCTGAAGGGCGAGGTCGCGGTATTCTGTGGGGCTCATAAGTGCGGCAATGAGCTCCTCTTGTTGATCCCAGGCTTGTGCAAGTTCGAGCATGGTCTGTTGATGGCCAAACTCAGTATCATCGCTCTGGAGATCATGAATGGCCTCAACAGTGTTGC